AAAAAAATGGTGGACGTATTGGTTTTGATAAAGGTACAATGCCTAAGTCTGAAAGATGGATGAGAGATTATTTCTTTAGTGGTAAGGGTGGTTATGATGACAGAATGTCATACCAAGAATTTGCTTTGGGACCAGGACAAGAGTTATTTAAAAGATTTAATAAGAAAAACGGCGGGGTGATGTATGGGAAATATGCAAAACAAATCTTATCTTCGTAAAACATCAGGACCTCCTCCAAAATCAGGACCCACACCTCAGGGCTTGAATATTAACTACAATACTGTTAGAACAGTCAAACATACGGAGAAAATAAATGGCAAACGATACAATCGACAAAGCTCTACCAAACGAGCCTAGAAAAGAAATTTCGCTTCCTGGAGAAGAAGAGATTCAAGAAACTTTAGTAGAAGAAGTTGAAGCAGAATTAGAAAAACCAGGAGAAGTAGAGCAAGTACAAAATGAAGATGGATCAGTTGATATTAACTTTGATCCAAAAGCTGGATCACAAGAAGGTGGTGAAGACCACTATGCAAACTTAGCAGAATTTTTACCCGATGATGTTTTGGAATCATTAGCATCAGATTTAAACTCAAAGTATACGGATTACTCTATGTCAAGAAAAGACTGGGAGAAAACTTATACACAAGGTTTAGATTTATTAGGATTTAAATATGATCAAAGAACAGAACCATTCCAAGGAGCTTCAGGTGCAACACACCCAGTTCTAGCAGAAGCGGTTACTCAATTTCAATCTTTAGCTTATAAAGAATTACTACCATCAGATGGACCGGTAAGATCACAGATTCTTGGATTACAAACTCCAGATAAAGTTCAACAAGCTGATCGTGTTAAAGATTTTATGAATTATCAAATTATGGATCAAATGAAAGAGTATGAACCAGAATTTGATTCTATGTTATTTCATCTACCATTAGCAGGATCTACTTTCAAAAAAGTTTACTTTGATGAAGTAGAAGGTAGAGCAGTTTCTAAATTTGTTCCTGCGGATGATTTGGTTGTTCCGTACACGGCTACCTCATTGGACGATGCGGAAGCAATCATTCATAAAGTAAAAATTTCTGAAAACGAATTAAGAAAACAACAGGTAGCAGGTTTTTATAGAGATATAGAACTAGGAGATGCTGTAGACAAAGAATCAGAAGTAGAGAAAAAAGAAAGAGAACTTGAAGGAGTTAGGAAATCTCAAAACGATGATTTGTATACTTTGTTAGAGTGTCATGTGAATTTAGATCTTGAAGGTTTTGAAGATGAAGATCCACAGACTGGTGAGCCATCAGGAATTAAGGTCCCATATATTGTAACTCTAGCAGAAGGGTCAAGAGAAATTTTATCTATTAAAAGAAATTATGAAATAGGTGATGTAAAGAAAAACAAAATTCAATATTTTGTTCACTTTAAATTTTTACCTGGACTTGGTTTTTATGGGTTCGGTCTAATCCACATGATTGGTGGACTGTCGAGAACAGCGACTGCAGCTTTAAGACAGCTCTTGGATGCGGGAACGTTATCTAATCTGCCAGCTGGTTTCAAAATGAGAGGTATAAGAATTAGAGATGATGCACAATCAATTCAACCCGGTGAGTTTAGAGATGTAGATGCACCTGGTGGAAATTTAAAAGATTCGTTTATGATGTTACCATTTAAAGAACCATCACAAACATTATTACAATTAATGGGTGTCGTAGTTGGTGCAGGACAAAGATTTGCATCTATCGCAGATTTACAAGTTGGTGATGGTAATCAACAAGCAGCAGTTGGAACTACAGTTGCATTATTAGAACGTGGTTCTAGAACTATGTCTGCAATTCACAAAAGAATTTACTCAGCTCTTAAAAATGAATTTAGATTAATGGCTAGAGTATTCAAGTTATATCTACCCCAAGAGTATCCGTATGATGTAGTTGGGGGCCAAAAGATGATTAAACAATCTGACTTTGATGATAGGGTGGATATATTGCCAGTTGCCGACCCCAACATTTTTTCACAGACTCAGCGTATTTCCCTCGCGCAGACGGAATTGCAGCTGGCAACTTCTAATCCGCAAATGCACAACATGTATGCAGCGTACAGAAATATGTATGAAGCTCTAGGTGTAAAAAATATTGATTCTGTTTTAATTAAACCAATGCAGCCAACACCAAAAGATCCTGCATTAGAACACATTGATGCCTTAGGTGGTAAACAGTTTCAAGCTTTTCCAGGGCAAGATCATAGAGCACACATTACAGCTCACTTAAATTTCATGGCAACAAACATTGCAAGAAATAATCCAATGGTTATGGCTTCATTAGAGAAAAATATTTTTGAACATATTAGTTTAATGGCCCAAGAACAGATTGAATTAGAGTTCAGAGATGAATTAGTTCAACTTCAACAGATGCAGCAGATGGCTCAACAGAATCCACAGATTGGTCAACAAGCTATGATGATGCAACAAAAAATTGAAGCAAGAAAAGCTCAACTAATTGCCGAGATGATGGAAGAATTTATGAATGAAGAGAAGAAAATTACTTCACAATTCGACAATGACCCAATTGCTAAGTTAAGATCAAGAGAATTAGACCTTAGAGCAATGGAAAATGATAGAAAAGCTAAAGATGCCGATGAAAGATTTAACCTTGATAAGATGAGAACGATGATGAATCAACAAAATCAAGAAAATAAACTTCAACAAAACGAAGAATTGGCTAATTTAAGAGCTGATACATCCATTGAGAAGACTGTTTTAAGTAAAACACTTCCAAATGCTAAAGACATGATGCCAAATGTTGAGATTTTCAGGAAAGGCTAGTGACAAAAACTAAAAAAACAGTTAAAATAAATTAATTAAGGAGAAAATATGGAAAAACTAGATAAAATTGTTGAGATCCCGTCAGAAGACAAGATGAATCTTGAAATTGACCCAAGATCAAAGACAACAGCAGATGGTGCTTTCAATTATATCGCTAAAGGCGAAGAAGTTGAAGTAAGAGGCACTAAAAGAATGTTAAAAGAGAAGTCTAAAAAAGCTAGATGGATCTAACATGTGGTTATCGGCAATTAAATTAGCCGTTTCTGCTGGAAGTAAAATTTACGCTAACAAGCAGCGAACTAAGATGGCTATGTCAGACGCGCAGTTAATGCACGCTACTAAAATGGCCCAGGGTGAGGAACAATACCAGGGAAAATTATTAGAAGCACGTCAATCAGACTGGAAGGACGAGGCAGTTTTGATAATTTTAAGTTTGCCCGTTTTGGTGCTGGCTTGGGCAGTCGTATCGGACGACCCAACAGCCATGGACAAGGTCCAACTTTTCTTCGATATGTTTTCGCAGCTCCCATCGTGGTTTACAAATTTATGGATACTTGTCGTGGCGAGCATCTATGGTATAAAGGGTACACAAATATTTAGGAATAACGGAGGAAAAAAATAATGAGAAACTATTACAATAAAGGTGGCCCAACTTTAACTAAGGCACAAAAAACTTTACCAAAAGAATTACAGAAAAAAATTATAATGGCTAAAGGTAAAAAGAAAAAGAAAACACCTAGAGAAAAAGCAATAGGAATGGCATAATGGCTAAACTCTGTCCAAAAGGGAAAGCAGCAGCGAAGCGTAAGTTCAAGGTATATCCTTCGGCGTACGCAAACATGTATGCGTCAGGAGTTTGCTCTGGTAAAATTACACCAGGTGGTAAAAAAGGAAATCGTAAAAAAGCTATGGGCGGCGGAATGATGCGTGATGTATATCATGGTGGCGGATTAGCTAGAAGAAAAAGAATGGGCTGTGCATAATGGGTCTAAGAAAATGGGTATCGGAGAAATGGGTGGACATTGGAGCACCAAAGAAGGATGGGAAGTATCAGCCATGCGGGCGCTCAAAAGGTTCGAAGAGAAAATATCCAAAGTGCGTACCACTTGCAAAAGCCACACGGATGACAAAGTCGCAAAAGGCGAGTGCTGTCAAACGAAAGAGAGCTGCAGGTAATCCTGGAGGCAAACCAACTAACGTTGCAACATTTACAAAAAGAACTAAAAAATCTATGGGTGGATATACAGGACCAGCAATTAATTCTGATTACGCTGGAGTAAAATTAAATAATCCATCTTATGCAAAATATTATAAAGGTATGATCTAATGAATTTAGAAAAAGATTTACAAAAATTAAGAAAAGAAAAAGCATTAAAAGAATCTGCTATTGCTCAACTTAGAAAAAGAAGTAAAGATTCTTTAGCTAGACCAAGAGCAGAAAAAAATATTTTATCAACTAACCCGGAGATGCAAAAAATATAATGGTAAGAGGATTAAAAAAAGTAGCTAAAGGTTTAGAAAAAGCATCAAAGACACATGCTAAACAAGCTAAGATAGTTAAAAAACATATTAAGAAAATGAAACCAAATGCGAAGACAAGATAAACAACCACCTAAAACTAAAAAATATTTTAGAAAAACTGAATCTGGTGCAGGTATGACTAAAGCAGGTGTTGCTAGATACCGAAGAGAAAATCCAGGTTCTAAATTAAAAACAGCTGTGACTGGTAAAGTTAAATCAGGATCAAAAGCTGCAAATCGTAGAAAGTCATATTGTGCACGTAGTGCAGGACAAATGAAAAAATTTCCGAAAGCAGCAGCAGATCCTAATTCTAGACTACGTCAGGCTAGAAGAAGGTGGAAGTGCTAGACAGATTTATCTATAATTTTTTTGGAGGATTGGATAGTGCTATTGCTAAAATAGAAACGTATGCTATTAAATGCACTGAATGGTGTTGGCATTCAAGAGTTAATTTATTAAAGAAAAGGAGAAAGAAAAATGATGGACGACGAACTAGTATACATAAGTAAAATACAAAAATATTTAAAAGAAGCCTATCAAAATATTGGAGACAGCATGATTGCTGGAGGTATTGACAATATGGAAAAATATAAGTATATGATGGGACAGGCACATGCCTATTTAAAAATATCTCAGGAAATCTCTAACCTGCTAAAACCAAAGGAGCCAGAAAATGATAATAAAAGACCAGACAACGTCGTCGACTTCGGATTCGACAAAGACTAAACCAGCGCTATTAGATAAATATAAAGATGATCATCAAAAAGAGGTTGATGGTTATGAGCGTTTAAAAACTAAAGAAACAAACAAATTACCAAATCCAACTGGATGGAGAATGTTAGTTCTCCCATTTAAGATGCCAGAAAAAACTAAAGGTGGATTGTTCCTGGGGCAGGATACATTGGAGAGACAACAAGTTGGTTCAACTTGTGGACTTGTATTAGCTATGGGACCACACTGTTATGATAAAGATAAATTTCCAGAAGGACCTTGGTGTAAAAAAGGCGACTGGATAATTTTCGCAAGATATGCTGGATCAAGAATTCAGATCGATGGCGGGGAAGTTAGATTGCTAAACGACGATGAAGTTTTAGCAACCATCGAAAACCCTGAAGATATACTTCATCAATATTAATCATAGGAGAAAACTATGCCAAACGTAGAAGAAAATAAAACAGTAGATATCGATACATCTGGTCCAGGTGCAGAGGTAGAACTGCAAGATGAAAAAGATGAATTAGTAGTTGATACTGAAGCATCAAATGAAGAAAAAACGGAACAACCTTCCGAGGACAAAACGTTTGAAAACGAACGTGAGACTAAACTAGACGAGGCTACGACAGAGGATAAAAAAGAAGATGATAATGAGTTAGAGCAATATTCTAAAGACGTTAAGAAAAGAATATCTAAACTTACTCATAAATGGAGAGAAGCAGAGAGACAAAGAGAAGAAGCTTTAACGTATGCTGAAAAAATGATTTTAGCTAAAACAAAAGCTGAAGAAAAACTCTCGAAGCTTGAACCAGGATACTTGAAGTCTACAGAAGATAGTATTACTTCAGGTGTACAAGCAGCTCAAGCCAAACTAGCAGCAGCTAGGGAAGCAAATGATTTAGCGGCCGAAGCAGAAGCTTTGACATCTATATCTGAGTTAGGATACAAAAAAGCTAAACTTGAGGAAACGAAAGTTGCTCAAGAAGAGTATAACAAGAAACAGGAATCAAGACCTGCTTCTGATATTAACTTAAATAGACAACCAGTGGCAACAGGTACACCTGATCCAAAAGCTGAAACATGGGCTACTAAAAACTCATGGTTCGGTCAAGATTCAGCTATGACTTACACTGCTTTTGATCTACATAAAAAGTTAACAGAAGAAGAAGGGTTTGACCCATCAAGTGACGAATATTATGTTGAAATTGACAAGAGAATAAGACTTGAATTTCCCCATAAATTTGGTACAACAGAACCTACGGAAACGACTAAGCCTGTCCAACAAGTTGCTTCGGCAAAACGTACGACAAAATCTAGTCGCAGAACTGTAAGACTCACACCTTCACAGGTAGCAATTGCTAAAAAATTAGGTGTGCCACTTGAAGAGTATGCAAAACAATTAAATATCACGAAGGAGGTATAAGCATATGGAAAATAATAACGATAAAAGAACCTCACGTGCGAGTCAAACAAGAGAAAAAACTTCTCAGAAAAAAGTTTGGACTCCACCATCATCTTTAGATGCACCCCCTGCGCCAACAGGTTTTAAACATAGATGGCTAAGAGCCGAGTCTTTAGGATTCCAAGATACTAAGAATATTGCTGGAAGACTGAGATCTGGATACGAATTGGTTAGATCCGATGAATATCCTGATGGCGATTATCCAATTGTTGAAGACGGTAAATACAAGGGAGTGATCGGAGTTGGTGGCCTAGTGCTGGCTAGGGTACCGGAAGAAATCGCAAAACAGCGTAATGAATATTATGCTAGACAACATGAAGACAAGGTAAAAGCTGTCGACAACGATTTAATGAAGGAACAGCATCCCGACATGCCAATCAATATTGAAAGGCAGTCACGTGTAACCTTCGGTGGTACAAAGAAAAGTTAATTTTTTAACAATTCCTTAACCGCTGGATAAACTTAACCCGTGAGTGAAAACTCACATAAGGAGAAAATATAATGGCAAATAAAGACGCAGCTTTCGGTTTGAGAGCAATCGGAAAAGTTGGCCAGAATAGAGACAACCAAGGTTTATCCGAATACGATATCGCAGCATCTGCAACAGCGATTTACCAAAATGACCCTGTCGAAATGGCAGCCACTGGTACAATCACTGTAGCGGCAGCAACAGATACTCTATTAGGATCACTTAATGGTGTTTTCTTTACTGATGCTAACACAAGCAAGCCTACATATGCTAATCACCTTAACGCATCTAACACTGCAACTGACATTGTTGGATTCGTATCGGATGACCCATATGAAAGGTTTGAAGTACAATCAGACGGCGCAACTGCAGCAGCAGACGTCGGAATGAATGCTGACATTGTATACGCAGCTGGTAGTTCACCAGACTATGTATCAAAAGTGGAATTAGATCACTCTGATCTTAAAACTGCAACAGCGCAATTAAGAGTACTTGCAATATCTAACGACATTGAAAATAACACAGCAGGATCTGCTAATGTTAACCTTGTTGTTATGATTAACGAGCACTTCTTGAAAGGAACGGTAGGTATCTAATGGCCATATCACGAGGACAACTAGTTAAAGAACTAGAGCCAGGTTTGAATGCACTATTCGGTCTGGAATATAAACGTTACGAGAACCAGCATGCTGAAATATATGCTACAGAATCTTCAGACAGAGCGTTTGAAGAAGAAGTTATGTTATCAGGTTTCGCAAATGCTCAAGTTAAAGCTGAAGGAAGTGGAGTTGTTTTTGACAATGCTCAAGAAACTTTCACTGCTAGATACAGTCACGAGACTGTAGCTCTTGCCTTCGCAATAACTGAAGAAGCAATTGAAGACAACTTGTATGACAGACTTGCTAGTAGATATACAAAAGCATTAGCTAGATCTATGGCGAATACTAAACAAGTAAAATCTGTTAATCCATTAATCAATGGACTACCAGGTGGTACGTTCAACTCAGGTGATGGTGTTACTTTAATTAACGCATCTCACCCGACTGTAGCCGGCACTGTGTCTAACACATTAGCAACAGCTGCTGACTTGAATGAAACTTCATTAGAACAATCATTAATTGACATTGCTGCAATGACAGACGAAAGAGGTCTAAAAATTGCTGCAAGAGGTGTTAAAATGATTATTCCTTCTGAGCTTCAATTCACTGCTGAGAGATTAATGAAATCTCAAGGTAGAACAGGAACAGCTGATAATGATATTAACGCAATCGTTTCTATGGGAATGATTCCTCAAGGTTATAGAGTGAATAATTTCTTAACTGATACAGATGCGTTCTACATTATGACAGATGTACCAAATGGTATGAAGTACTTCGAAAGATCGCCAATTAAAACAGCGATGGAAGGTGACTTCGATACTGGTAACGTAAGATACAAAGCTAGAGAAAGATACTCATTTGGAGTTTCTGACTTTAGAGGTATTTTTGCATCACCAGGTGCTTAATCAATAATTTTGTGGCGGGACATAGTTCCGCCACATTTAAACCACACAATAAAAGAGTTATGAAAAAATTTATAGTTACAATAAACGCCTACGCACACTACGCAAAATTTGAAGTAGAATCAGAAGATTCCCCAACATCACTAGAAAATGCAATCCTTGACAAACTAGGAGAAAATAGTATAGTTTGGGAAAAAACGGGAATGTTCGGCCCGTTGAATAGAATAACCTATGAGGAGGTTATAAATGATACAAGACCTATACAAAGCAAAAAGGTCCTTGGAGTTGAAGTGGGAACAGGAGCATCTGGATAATAACAGATACACTCTTGAGATGGTTAGAATTGACGATAAAGTCAAAGAGATCATCACAAAGATCAAGCTAGAAGAAGCTCAGATCGCCCATAGACAGAATACAGTTGAAGGTTCTGCTCCAGAAGTTTCAGTAGCTACTTAATAAAAAGCTACATCGTTGGAAAAAATCCACTCCACATTACAGGCTCTCTTGCACTCTACTAAAAACTAGTATATAGTTTCAGCACTATACATTTAATAAATAATGAATGCTGACGCGTATAGTCGACAACCCTAGGGACAGTATTCAGATATCTAGGAGGATATTAATATGGCAAATACTACATTTACAGGACCAGTAAGATCGGAAAA